CAATGTCAGTAGCGCCTGCCCAAGATTTAGCGTGAGAATCACCCCAAGCAATTGCGTTGTTTGCGCCTTGACCCCAACCTATTGCGTTGTTCGCTGCGCCATCTCCCCATCCGTTGCTATTTGCCATTTTCTTGTTTCTTTAAGTATGTGATCAGTTTTTCTACGTTTTCCTTTCGGGGTTTGTAGCTTCCTACCTTAGTTCGTTTTTTCATATATACCAGCCGGTGTAATTATTCATGCGATCCGGGTACATATCATCGTTAGAGTTATTATTATACTCCGGAAACAGGTTATTGTTAAAACACATATAATTGATAAAACGCTCCGTGTAATGCTGAGCAATTGAGCGTTCCTTTTCAGTTAAGTAATCAACTTCGTTTTTGTCTACGTTTTCGCTATTCTCAGACGAATGTTTATAAACTCCTTTGTTAGCGATTGTATAAGCTGCGAAAGGCAAATATTCAACCATTGCCCAGTGAATCAACATTGGCTTGACGTATGTGTTTACCAAAGTTAGATAATTGCCTGATAGCGTTCCTGCAATAATATCCGCTTCGATCTTTTCGAGTAACTTAGTACCTAAGTAGTTTTGAATATGAATATCTTGCGCGATTTTGATAAACTGCACGAATTTATCCACGTCCACGTTACCATTGGTAGCAGTGAACTTCTTTAGATCAGTGTCTGTAATTAATAGTGCCTGCGCCATTATTTTACGTCTTTAGGTAAGTTAGGGTTATTAGGCGAAAAGCCTTTCAATGGAAGGTTATTTGGGTAAATAGAAACCTCAAACGGGTTAGTAACTTTGTAGCCTTTAATCTCGGCTGCTCGGGTACCTACCTGCTCAAACTTTCTATCTTTCCCTTTGATGTTGCGCATAAAAGTAACGCGCTCCCATTTGTGATGGCATCGTGCGCCGCCTTTGTACTTAAAAATATCGTATGTATTGGCGCCACCTTCGCCAAAGCCCGGATTTACCGCGCGCTGGCTCATTGCATCAATATCTTCTTTGCGAAATAAACGATCTTGTTTAGCCATCATAGCTTTACAAAAGTCGCGATCCGGAGCTGAGTTACCTGTATATCTGTAACGAACTTTAAAAAACTTCAAAGAATCTACGCGGCTAACTTCTTTGTCCTGTGATGAGCGAGCCGTTGGGTTTGCTGATCCTGCAGAAACAAATTTATAAATCTTGCTTAACAGGCTTTCTGGCTGCATTTCTGCGTCTGCCTTATATAATACCTCATCTAATTCCTGATCTTCGTCTGTAGCCTCGCGAGAATCAATTTCTACCCACTCATCTGAAAGGTTAGCGGAATCAACTTCCGAAAGTATAGCTTCAAGTTCTGCGTTATGGCTGCTTAACTCTGTACCGGTTTCCTCCTGTACCTGTTCTTGAGTCATTGCGTTTTCTAGGTCTGTAAATTCTAAAGGTTGTAAGGTTCTAAAGAATAATTTAACCGTAATTCCGTTGAAATGCAGGATCTCATCAAAAGCTGCTATTAACTCATCTTGTACCGGACGAACTACCATGTTATCAAACAAGATAGCAGAGTTTTTAAGCTCATCAGCATTGGAGCTGAAACCATTTGTAGAGGCAACCCCAAACAACAAAGGAGACGTAACGTTATGGCCTAGCATAATCTTACGCATACATTCCTCAGAAAGATATTCGTAATGCTTAGGAGCATCGTTTAAAGGAATCGAATCAACGGTTGTTCTTTGCTCTGCGTTGTCGTTATATGAAGTAAGTACCTTTTTGCCTTTAGCGCCTGTAAGCTGGGTTTTTACTTTAGAATCAATGATACTCATTTGTTCCTCAGTAGGCGTCCCGTTGTTAAAGTTTACAACTAACGTAGGCGAAAAGCCGTTTTGAACGTCGTTGATCAGGTACTGCGCTATTTCTTCTTCAAGCAGGCAATACGGAAGCGCTCCTTGGTAGTCTGGATAAGCATAATACTTCATTCCGACGTTGTAAGGCTTAGAATAAAGGATTTCGACTAATTCGTTTTTACCTCCGTAACCAAAAGCAGGAATGCGCTTAGGTTCAAATTTCTTTATATCCTGCCAGTTATCTGAATAGTAGTAACCTTCAATATCTCCTTCTTTGTTGCACTTTTCAGCGCGGAGAAGGTTTACCGGCATATGATAAGCCTTTACTATTTTGCTTTTACTTGCGTTGTAGTGAACTTGGATTGAGAATTGTCCCAATAGCTTGCGGTCCATAGCGATTTTACGGACGCAATCGTCGTGAAAGAGGGTTTTGACTTGCGCGTATTCATTTGGTTTTCTATCTGCATTTAAAACGCCTAAACCACGCCCGTAAATTAGGCGCGTAACGTTATTGATAATTGCTGCGTTGGTTGTGCTGTTATTATAGCGATCAATAAGGAATCCGAAAAAGTTATTTTCACCTCCAAATTCTACCCAGTTATCACGCTTGCTTTCCGTAATTACAGGCGGTTCGTATTGGCTTAAATTTACAAATTGTATGTTACTACTCATAATACGATAAATTCGTTGTTAGACGTATGCGATACGTACTGCCCTTCGTTGATAGTGTAATTAATTATGCTCTGATCAGTACAATATATCTTGTCTCTGTATATAATTTCGCTACCTTGTTTTAGGGTTAGCATATAACTACGCGCTTCCTTTAAAGCGAACGCTGCTGTAATAGTATTCGTGTATCCGTAAGCTGCTGAGCTAACAATCGGAACTGTTATTGTTTCGTTTTCAATTTCGTCCGTAATCAGCATAGTATTATACTGCGATTTTCTCGGGATAAAATTAAACGTTTGGTTGCTTGTTGACGTGCTTAGTACAATCATACTTCAATAACTTAAAACAACGGATTTTGTTGCAAATAAAAAAGCCACCCCGTAAGAGATGGCTTCAATTTGTAGTAGGTTATTGACTAGTTGCTATCAATAGTAGCTCCACCGAAAGCAGTAGCTAAACCAGATTCTGTAGTTACATCAATAAAATTGGCGAGCAGTTTTTCTTGCCCAACCATGGTAAAAGTGTAACCGTTGAGGTCTCCCATGGCCGTGCCATTTGATACGTTTGAAGTTGTTACCTCTAAACCGTGTTCAAGGCCAGCAAAGAAGAAAGAACCGTTGCGAGATTTTACAACAACGTGCGGACGTCCGTAAGCCAAAAGTTTTGCAGTTTTATGCGTTGCAATATCTTGGTTTTTCAAAGTGAACGTTAAAGTTTGCTCAGCAAAGGTAGTTCCGTTTTCGCGGCTTGATGTCAAAACCTGATCAAAAGAGTTTGTGCCTTTCAATTCAAATTTGTAAAGTGTAGCAACACCTGCAACTGAATCAATAACATCTGTATTGGTACCGTCGTAAGTAATTCCTGTATAGTCGCCGTAGTTAACAAAGTAGATTGCATCAATACCGCCTACTGCTGTCTTACATACTTCCAAACGACCGTTAGCTAAATCACAGCTCATCTTGTATATTTTTTTGGGTTAAACAAAAAAGGGAAGGCATTTGACCTCCCCTTTCTATCAGTTAGTTAAAATTAGTTAGCGGAGTTTGTGATACCGTAAGTAACCATATCCTCAGCAAAACCGTATTTAGCATCTGCGGTGAAACGCATTACAAATCTGGCGTTCTGAGATCCGTCAATTGGGCTCATATCAATCACCTGTACTTCGTTCATATCGTTTAATAAACCGGTCGCAAAGTGAAGGTTGCTAGATGGAGTAGCGATAGCTGTGTTAGCAGCCATACCGTTAGCCATAAATACAGGAATACCGTCAAAGAAAAGGTCGCCCAATACTTGGTTGTTACCTTTGTTCTCATAACCGTTAGCACCAACTCCAGAAGCAGCAAAACCACCTAATGCACGTACATACGCCTTGTAGATGTTTTGAGCTACGTAAAGTTTAAGATCTGGGTGTCCGTAAAGGCGAGCAGGAATAGCATCAACCAATTTACCGAGCTCAACAACAACGTCACCAGCATCTACAGTTGTACCAGCTACTTCTTGAGCTGCAGGCAAAGCTGCATCCAAAGCAATTTGTGTAGAGATACCTGAGAATTGACCGTTAGTTGCGTTAACACCTGTCCAGATGTTTGTTTCCATTGCAGAAGCAACTTGAGCAGACAATTGACCGATAACAAAATCAACAAATGATTTTGGCATTACGTCAAAAGCAGAGAAGCCCATCTCAGCAGCTTGCCAAGTCGAACGAAATGTTTTTTTACAGAACTCAAGGTTTACTTGAAATTCTTCCGGCTGCAAAATGCGCTCAGTAAGGGTTACTGTAGTGCTAGCATCAAAGTCGCAAGTAGCGTTCTTGATGATCGCATCGTTAGAATATTTCTGAATTACTTCTTTAAATTTGATGTTAGGGTGGATAGTGAATCCGCCTTTTTCAAGGGTTGGAGCAGACAATAAAGCTGCTGCAATATACTTACCGGCAAACTCGCCAGCGTAAGTAGTTGTAATTGAAGTTGTTGTACTCATTTTGTTTAATTATTTAAGTTCGATTATACTACGGTTAAAGTGATTGCTCCTGCAGCAGTTCCCATACCGAAAACATACCAGTTAGAACCGTCACATTTTAATTCTACGAAATCACCAACTGTATCAGCAGAAGCAGAGAAGGTAATAGTGTTTTCGTCAGCTCCCGGTACAAGTGTGCTGTTTACAATAACACCACCTTGGATTTTGTTAGTAGCTGCTTTGATAGTCCAAGCAGTAGTTGCAAACAAAGCGCCTACGATAAAACGGTAATTTTGACCGGCAGCATCAGCAACAGCAGGAAGTGTAATTTGTGCGCCTGCAGCAGCATTAAGGATAAATACTTTACCACTATCCTCAGCAGTTAAAGTTGCTGCGCCTGTTAATGTTTCCATTACATCTAATTGACGGATAACGTCATTCGATACTACATTATAAGTTGTACTCATTTTTAGTTATTTGTTTAATTTTTCAAAAATTGAATCAATAGTTGTGCGCGTTTTTCTTGGTGCTAATTTGAACAATTCAACCGGCTGCGCATTTTCCGGATTGTGTTGTATAGGTTTAGGCTCTACTTCTTCTGCTGCCAATTCAACCGGTGCCGCTTCTTCTGCAACTACTTCGGGAGTTTCAGCTTTGAACTTTGCCAATTCTGCTTTTAATGTGTCGTTTTCAGCTTGCAATTTTTCCATAGCGCTAAAGAACGTTTCTTTGATAATGCTTTCAACCGTCTTTTTTGGAGCAGCTTCTGCAGCCATTTCTTCTTCGATCTTGTTGCCGCCTTCAACTTCTACTTCCACTTCTGGAGCTTCTTCTTCGACTTCTTTTTCTTTGATTTCAGCAATCATGCCTTCTTCAGCAACAACCAAAACCATTCCGTTTTCTAGGTCGTACTCGCCAACAGGAACAGCAATACGCTGATCATCTTCTGTAACAATAAATACTTCGTTACCTGCTTCAAACGCATCAGCTTCTAATACAGAAACGCCGTCAGTTAATTTCATTTGTTCGAGCTTTACTTCCATTCCGAGAAGCGCGCGAACTTTGTTTAAAATCTTGTTTTCGTTCATTGTTTTTTTACTTTATACCTGCTTAACTTAATTAATATAATTCTGTTGCACTTTTAACTGCTTACGTTGGTTATAGTTCGCGTTCCATTCGTGTTTGTAACTGTATGCGTTCCCTGCTGAACTAAGCTGCCGATTCCTTGATTTTGCAGGTCTCCGTTGCAGCAATCTTTTGAATAAGTACCATTACCACATAGGCATCCGCGCTTACCGCCTCTTGGACTTGATTTACTTGGTGTTTTCATTTATTGGTTTTTAAGTTGTTCGAGTTTACGTTGCGCCCATTCCACACCGGCATCGCCTCCCCACGCTAGCCACATCAATCTACCGCATCCGTCGCCTAGTTCTTTATCTGAGTTTTGGCGATGACGTTCAAACGCTGCCATTCTGGCAATTGTATCTCTGCTGATGGGTTCGCCTTTTGCTAGTTGGTTTGCTCTGGCTTTTCCTACAGAAGTACCGCAAGATCCCCAACCGTTTTGCTCTGCCCAGCGTAAAGCTACTTTAGCGTTCTCGCTTGCAGCTTTAGGATAGTCGGAATAAGATTCCAATTTAACGTCTAAGATTTCTTTAAGGAAAGCAATCAGTTCTTCTTTTTCTTCGTTCTGAGCGCTCATTTCGTATTTATCAGCAAAGTAACCTTCAATTGAAAAGCCTTTTACCTCGCCGGCCTTTACGCGCTTCCAAATATCGTCGTTGTTTACCTTCATTGAAATCATCCACGTTCCCTTTGGTAAACTGAATCCGTACTTTACAGATTTGTCGTGCACATCGTCCTCAATTATCCAGCTTTCAACAACTGACATTCCATCAAGGTCTTTAGCGTGTTCTAAGGTTGCGTTGTTTTGGTTTGATCGCATTAAAAACAATTCAGATGCTTTACGCACGGTTTCTTCCTTAAAGAATATCTCCCATTCGCGTTTTGTCTTTTCGTTTTTGCGGTAAATCTTTTTGTTAGGCACCAAAGCAGCTCCCATCAAAATGCGCTTCTCCTGATCAATCTCTTTTAGCTCTACTTTGTGTTTTGCTAAGGCAATAAAGTTTTCCTCTATAGCTGGGTATTCTACAACGGAAACAGCCTCAATGCCGTGCATCGGATCCTTCTCGTCAATAATTAATTCAATTAGTTCCATAGCCTATAAACTTGTTTTATTTTATAACGTTGCGTTTTTAATACGGTTCCTATCTAACGCCTGAGCAGAAGTTACCTCACCGCTTACAACATACGCCTGAATTGGTTGCTGCTGAATTTGCGCTAATTGATTCATGCCAGAGTTTCCTACAACGTTGAAAGATGGAGACATAACACCGCCTCCGCCTCCAGATGGAGCAGTTACATCTAAGTTTCCGTTTGAACCGCCTCCATCAAATTGTTGTTTCGCAATATTTGCAATTTGCAATGCTGCAAAACCACCTGCAATACTCGCTGCGATAGATTTTAAAACAACCCCTCCTTTTGTGTCTGCAAACGTAGATAAAACAGCGTTGTAACCGTCCATTGTAGCAGATGCAATATTGGCAGCCTTTTTAATATTAAACGCTCGTTTTTGGCGTTTCTTATCTTCGCCTGCATTCATTTCAGCAATACTAGCAATAAGGTTTAAACCTTGTATTGATAGTTCAACTGATGTTTTTAAATTCTCTTTAAACTTGCGTTGTTTTTCTGCTTCTGCTTCTTCTTCTAATTTTATTCTTGCTGAAGTTGCATCGTAAAGTTGCTGCTGAACACTTGCGTGAGCATCAACTATTGCCTGATTATCTTTTTCTATTTCGGCAATTTCTTCTGCGGCCCTTTCTCTGCTTTTCTTGTAAAATTCTTCGTCGTACCAATTTTGTTCTAAAACTGCCTCATCAAATGCCTGTACAGAAGGATCAATAAAGAAAGTTTTAATATCGTCTTTGACTTTTTTAGCGACTTCTTTTCCGGGTTTCCCAATTTCAGCTAAAGCTATTTTAAATCCTGCTGCTTCGTTTTTTAGTTGGGCTAATTTAGCCTTAGTTTCTTCAATGGTTTTATCGGCTTCTGCTGCAGTTTCTTCAGGGTCAAAAATTAAATTCGTAATAGATTTATTAAATCCTTTTTCTAAATTGAAATCTTTGCCCAATGCTGATCCAACGGTATCTACCGTCTTTAACAATAATTGTAATGGAGCAGTCAAGAACTTTAAAATACCTTCTAGTATTTCCCTGTTCCTTCTCGCAGCCATTACCTGAGCTTTCTTTGTAGATTCTTGTTGAATCAACTGCGCTTCAGTTGCCTTAATTACTGCGTCAATTTGTTTGGATTTTATTTTTAAAATATCCTCCTCAGATTTACCTTGAAGTTTTAAAATATTATCCTGACCAGAAATAGCATCGTATTTAGCTTGTTGAGCTAATACGTTTGCGTCCGTCTTTGCGTTGAGTCTGCTTTGTTCTTCGCTTACTCCGCTAACTGCAGCTTTGATATCGTCCCAATAAGTAACTATGGTACCTAAGGCAATTACAAGCAAACCAATACCGCTTGCACCAATTGCTCCTTTCAAAGCTAGCCCGAAGGCTTTTATAGAAGGTATAGCTTCGCGGAAACCTTTGACACCTTCCGCAATAGCCATTGCTGACTGCACTTTCAATAATGCTTCCTCTACTTGCTCAGATTCCGCGCCAAAAGCGCCCATAGCGCCCTGTACAAGTTGGAAACCTGCTGTAGCTCCGCCAAGCGCACCGCCTAATTTTTGAGACATTGTGCTGGCCGCAGCATCAACCGCCATATCCGTTTGGATTTGAACTTTACGGTATTGGCCTACAGTTGTTAAAAGGTCTTTATATTCTTGCGATGCTGTTTGTCCTGCGTTGGCTAATTCATACAACCTATCTTCAGCTTCGCCCATACGGGTTGTAAGCGGCTGCAGTTCTTCGCCATATCTTTCCGCAAAACTTGCTGCTGTATCAAATTGATCTCCGGCTTTTTTGGTTGCCTGCGTGAGATCGTCCATTGAATTAATGGCCTGCTGCGCGTCTACATCTATTTTTATAGTTTTAGTTTCTGCCATTTCTCTTATTGATTAATTCGCGTTTTGCTTGTCTCCAGATCTTTGTTGTTGATCCTGTTAATTCGTGTTTTCCTTTGGCTATATCAATCAACTCGGATTCTCCGTAGAAGTTGTCAAGTTGTAGCATTGCTATTATTTGCTTTATCATTGTATAATATAAAAAGATTCCGTTGTTGTACTTCCGTCTAAATAAGTATAGGTTACTACAATTGTGTACACCGTACCTGCTGCTCCGCTGGGTAAAGTAATCGTTAAAATACCGCTTGCAGTCATCGGATCAGGACTAAATGACACGTCACTATCAGAACACGAAAAAGTAGCCTCTATGGCGTTATTTGGTAGGTTAATGATATACTTAACCGTTCCTCCTTCCGTAGATACTTTTGGGTTTGGGTTTGTAGAGTTAATGATTGGCCTAAAATCCAAGATGAGTTGTAAATCTGCGTCTCCTGTAGTTAGGTTCGTTTTCATCTCGTTGATGATATAGCGCCTGTCTCTGATCACAAGTCTATCGTTTAACTGCAATCCTGTCAATAAGCTCACAGGTAGTTTGGCTTTGACGCTGACCAAACGCTGCTTTAAATTGTAAAGGTTGTAGAGGTAGCTGAAATAGTAATTAGCAAATAACGTGTTTTGAATAGGTATGTTAAGTAACGTACTTGTCTCAGGTGCAAAGTTTAAAGTATAGTTCGCGTTATTGTAAAGCAAGTCCTGCCCAAATGGAGTATAATCAACAACCGTGCTATGTCCTCCTCCATCATTAGCCCATTTAAAATCGCTTTCTTGATTTTGGTACTGATACAATAAAACAGGCTTTGGTATGTAAGGAGCAAACTCCGAATTTAATGAGTATCCAACTTGTAAAACTTGCGTTCCGTTAAACTTTTGCTGCAGCAAATTTTCGAAAGGTACTTCAACTACAAACTCGCCTCCATCATAGTTATACTGATATGTCGTATCTCCGTAAGCCTTACTGAATGTTGTAGCAAAATATTTATTTAGTAGGCATTCGGAATCTTGATACTTGAAAGATATCTTTTTGTAAAGAGGCATTCTTGTGTGTTCAATTGTAGTTACGTCAACGTACTCGCTAATATCTACAACTGCACCTTTGCTATACCAGTCATCTAACGGCTCTACCCAATACTCGCCGTCCGTGATTGAGTAGGTAGTCATATTAAATACCTTCAAAATTCCTGAAAAGAAATCCGCAACCTTCATCATAGGAGCGTTTGCCGAAAGGTTTATTGTAGGTATGCCAAATATAGCATTTGAACAAGTTATATCAATGTAATCAGTTAGAAGCGCGCCTCCTGATACATAAGTAACTTCATATTTTACGCTTAAAACAATTGTGTTTGCTTCTTCGCTTCTTATTTTAAAATTATATGTTGTATCTAGTCCAGTTACATTTAAAACGTTTACCAAATCACCTGTGCCAACCCCTGTTCCTAAACTTGCAATAGAATTAATTAGGTTTCCGTTTTGGTAAATGTCAACGTAGTAAGTAGCCGAACTTGTTGTAGATGTTGTTGTGAAAGTTATGATATGCTGATAGACCAATAAGTCTAAAAACTGCACGTTAATTTCGTTGGTTGCAAGATCAACATAATTGCTTAAATCGTAATTGGTAAACACAGGAGTTTTTGCCGTAAAGTCTATATCCTGAGCAACAGATGATGTTATTAATTTCTCCTTTCCTTTGTACCACAAAAATAAATCCGTAAAACGTTCATCCTGCAAAAAAGCTCCTTGAAAAGTTATTCCGTATTTAGCTTGTATTTCGTCAAAGATTCTGGCAACTCTTAATGCTGGAAATAATTCGTTTTTATTTATTGCTCCGGAATTGGTGTGTATGTCGTTATTTGTTGAAGTTCCGGTTGATGTGTTAGGTGTAGGCGGATCTACTGACTGCGATTGATACTCCCAAATGCGATATGAAGTGATTAGCGGGTACTTTACATCGTAAGTGTTATTAGCATCCTCAATACGCGCTAAAACTTCAGCAGAGGTAAAATCGTGAGCATATGCCGTATAGTCCAAATCGGACAGTAAGTCCTCGCCAAAGGTATCTTTAAGCGTTACGCCTTCTCCGTAGAAAGTTAGTTTATAGGAACTAGGCTTACCATTTGTTAACGTTGCTCCGTCTAATTGTATTTTTCCCTTCCGGAAAGTAGTAAGATTGATTTCTATGTATGCGTCTTTTCGTAGGTTGTTGTCCGTTGAAAAGTCAATATCTGAATTATACCAATGCTGAAAAAAAGCGTTGTTGAGATCCGAAGCCGGAACGGTAAAACCTTGCGAAAAGTCCGTATACGTTTTAGAAATATCCTGAACGTTTTGTATAGAGCTTGTTACTTGAATTTGCTCATCGTTGAACAGTTCAATTCGGTTTCCTTCTATGTAGAGTTGTACCTTTCTCATTACACTACTGAATTAATAACATCGTAAGCGTATTCAAACTCTAGTTGGTAGTTAATCAGCTTAGTGTTTATGCTTTTGAATAACTCCGTGTTTTTGGTGTTTAGTTTAGCAGGTTTTTTATTAATCAAAATACGTTCCGATAACATCAACTGCTGAATGACCTCTTTAAAACTTTCGCTTACCCAATCCGTATTTACTCGAATCATCTTCTTTCCGTTGGCATTAAAGACCGCTCTTTGACCTTCCAAAGTTGAGTAATTAGGGTAACGAGTTTGCATTAAATTATATTCCGTGTTTTCAATCGCTAAGCTTTCGTAGCTGGCTTTAAAGAACCACTCGCGTTGCCAAGCTCCAAACTTATTCACAAAGTCAACTTGAACCGGCGTATATTTGCATTCCTGTTTTGGCGAAAATGTAGCCGTAAATAATACCGTAGCGCTTCCGTCAATGATTTCTAATTTATTCCCTTCTGCTCCATAGGTTGAGTATACTCTGGGAATATCTCGCCATACGTTATTTGTAAGCCCTACAGTTTGCGTTGATCCTGAAACTAAGTTTGTATATTTTACTGAGTTTCCGCTGCCTGTGTAAACAGTTAACCAACCATACTCGCCGCTTAAATCATAGTTGTAAGTATAAGTTCCTGATGTAAGCAGATAGTTGCCCAGCGCAGGGTTATATCCTTCTTCATAGTATCCGTATCCATCTACGCCAAAATGCGTTTGCGTAGAACCAACCTGAACAAAAGACGTAGTAACCTTTTTGAATAGCTTTAAACCTACATTGCACCATTGGGTAGAAGGTGTAGCCGTAATAATAGTTGTAATTGACTGCAACGCATCGTGATCAATGTACTCACGTAGATAAGGCGAAATATCGTAATACGTAGCAGGATTGTTTGACGATGGTATTTTTTTGCTTAATGTATAAGCAGGTGAAGCAGGCATAGAGCCAGTACCATTCCAAAGGAATATCTGCAACTTAGTCTCTATCTGACCTGTTTCGTTAATCGTTACTATGTACGGATTCCGTGCGTTAATTATTGCCATTATTTCTTAAGTATATTGTCTATTTGTTGATCAAATATTTTTTCGACATCCAGAGCGAAAGATTGTACTAGCTCCTCCGGAAGGTTTTTGTATGCCGCTTCAAAAGGTTTAGTAAAAAACATACTTGGCCGGATCCCTTTATTGTAAATTCCGCGAGTGATCAGAAAAGCAGTTGATTCGTAGCTCAGGAACTTACCGGTCTTTTTATCCTTGAATTGAAAACGGCGCTTTCGTACCCATTCTTTAATTCCTTGTGTTAACCCTCCTTTTGGGCCGGTACCTTTACCAAATTTAAACGGCGAGTTAGGAGCTTTTGCAGAACTAGTTTTACCTTTTACTCCTAAATCCTGAAACGCTCCGTAATCCTCCATATAGAACTGCAGCGATAAACTATTAGGCATTGCCTTTACATCTCCTTTAATGGAGTTATATAGCTTCTTAGATACGTTCTTTCGTCCGTTGGTTAAATTGCGCTTAGAAACGCTCACAACGTGATTTCTGAATCTTTCAAGCGCCTTCTGAACTTCCGCTTTCTGCATCCGTGTTTTCCTCGTCCTTTGCGTTTAGGATGTTGATAATCTGCAAACCCCACATTGTAGGCATCTGACTGATTACTGACTCCAATTGCTTTACTTGTTTTTCTGATAGCGTTAACATATGTTTTATTTTAAAGTTACTCCGATTGCTTGAGCAACATACTCATTCACGACGTTGTTGTCTGTTCCCCAAGCTGCGAATTGCTCAGGTGTTAAATCGTAGTTGTCATCTGCTACTACTTTTCCATCTTCAGTTAGGAGCTGCCAGTACGTTGTGCAAGTCGTTGCCTCAGTTGTAAAGTTAAGAACTAAAACGGACATTTGCGTTGCCGTTCCCGCGTTTAGTGGGTATACAATCGGTTCAATTGCTACTCCTTGTGTTGGTTGTGTTTTCATATTTTTATTTAAACTATTTTTAATGTTCCTGCATCGTTCCATATATCGCCTGCTGAAAGACCTGCGCTTGAGGTTGGTAAGCCTACTACTCTAAGTTTTGATGCGCCTGCTGTCGCAGTTCCGATAAGCACGTTACCTCCTAATGTAATTCGCATTTTCTCAACGGCATTGGTATCAAATATTATGTTGTTAGCTGCACCTATATAAGAAGATGTTCCATTCATATAAGAATTTCCATTACTCTCTTGCAGAAATCCAAAATTAGTAGGCGCATTATGCCCTGTATGACCAAATCTTGCAAAATTTCCTGAAGTTGCCCAAGTGCCAACCAATCCATTTCCTGCCGTTACGGAAGTAACCCTCGCAGTCCCGTTAACGTCAAGTTTAAAGCCTGCGTCTGTTAGTGTATTTATTAAGACGTTTCCAGTAGAGGCTACTAATCGCATTCGCTCGGTTGATAAATCAGCGTCAGCATTACCAGAATAAAAACTAATATGCGCATTTGCGCCATTGCTTGTTCTTAAACCAATTCCACCAATACCACCAGATAAATTAGTTTGTGCAGACCTATAAGTTCCATAGCTAAATGTTGAACCCGTTGCTAAAAATGCACCTTGTCCCGTTCCATCTATATCTCGAAAACTTATGATATTGGCATTTGTTGGGTTGCTGCTTAATCTAACTATATTATTACCATTTGTAGAAATATGTAATCTATCTAAAGGAGTAGCCGTACCAATCCCTAACCTTGCATTTGTGTTGTCCCAAAACAAGTTAGCATTGTTTTGAGTAACTAAACCACTTGCACCCATAAAAGGTATTGAGCCAGTTGATAAATTGACATTTAGGTTAGTTACCCTCGCAGTACCATTGACGTCTAAACGGAAGCCTGCATCGGTTGTTGTGTTTATTAGGACGTTGCCTCCCGAAGAAATACGCATTCTTTCAATTCCGTTATTTGTACCAGCCGCAGTCCAAAAACGAATACCACTATTACCACCACTTGCAAATGTAGATGCCAAATTTAAACCTACTGGACCTTGATAATCTATGATATAAGATGCGCCTGTTTGGTATTGGTTCGCATTATCGTTAACACGACCTGAGCCATAAAGTATTGAATTTCCAATTGCATTACTACTGAACAAAGTTGACGTAATAACAGCCGATGAGCCAGTGCTATTATTTGTTATGCTTAAAGCAGTGGCTGCATTTTGATTAGCAATTAAGCTAAATGCTTTGGTTGAATCATCATAAGCCAAAGACGAACTCTGCTGCAACACATTCCCCGTACCTTGAAACAATACTCTTCCTATCGTACCCGAAGATATCGGTGTAGTGCCTATGGTTAAGCTTGTTGCTGCGCTTGCAGATATTTCTACATATGTTGAGCCATCCCAACGATACGTCTTGTTGGTGTCCTCTGCTATGTAAATTGTTTTTACTGCGCCTGAGGCAGGGAATGCAGCTAAATTAGCGAAGGTTCTTACTTGTGATGGTACGTTTATATTTACTGCCATATCAAATTAATAGTTTGTGTGCTTAATGTTGGGTAAGTATTAGAGGCTACTTGGGTTCCGTCTATTTGTACGTTGAAAGTTGTGTCAGGTAAAGTCAATACTGCTCCGCTTGCTACGGTTGTTGTATAACTCTGGTCTGAGTTCGTTACGGTTGCAGGTTGACAAAATGGTATATAACCGTCCGTATCGCAAACGCTCATCTCATTTGGTACCGTAACGTCAAAAGTCATAGCCCAGCCTGCGAGGTTATTCTCAAAGCGCTCAGCAAAAGGCTCCAGCGTTGCGTTTTCTTCTACCTGTACTTTCTGATCCCAAATATATCCGGACTTCATCAGTTTATAAGCTCTGATTAAAACGTCGTGCATTGCGTTTAAAGCATCCGTTTCGTTGTCCATACCGTAGAATAGGTTGGTATCGTTTTCCTTTGTTATGTCAACTATATCCATAGCCATAATAGTGATATTGTAACGCACTACGAACTCCTCCGTAATTGTGTTATTGACCATTATGTGAACTAACGGAAATATCGTCTTTTTGTCCAGATCAACTCCAAAGATATCACCCTGCGATATTTGGTTGACTATCGGATCTCCGCTAAAATGCAGCCGTAAGGTTTCTAATGTTTGGTAGTAGTTCATCGTCTTAGTTGGCGTTCAAAGATTCTTTTTTCGATTTCGTTTTTTTGGTGCTCAAAGGTGAGATACGTGAGACATTTAAGCAACCCGAGCTTGGTAACTTCGTCGAACTTTGTAACGTCTCCCTTAGCAAGGCCATAAATTGATTGATACCACCCCCATTGTTTTGCAAATTGAGCTGTTTCGCTAAATTCGTTGATATGTTCGGGTCCTTCTTTATCTGCTTCTCCAAATAGTTCAGGGTAGCCTTTAGTAATTCGCTGCTTAAATTGTAAAAAAAAACCGATGCTGCAATACAAACATCTAAAGGAGCATACTGCATCAAATCTTGGTATTCTTTTGTACCGGTGTATTCGTGTATCTCGTACTTGTCTTTTATTCGTTTTTTGATAGGCCTGTACATAACTGCCATTGCCTTATTAAAACTATCCCAGCTCTGCAAATGGTTTTCTAAATCTACATACTCACCAAAACTGATTTCCTCTAAGTTCGGAATAAAACCAAACTCAATACCTTCAATTTTAAACGTCTGTTGAAATTTAGGCTTCTGATCAAACAATTCCGTAAAGTGCGCAACCATTTCATTAAGTGAAGTAAGTTTTATTTTAGCTACATCAATCAATCGGATTCCGCAAAAAATTTCAATCATTTTCTGGGCAATAAATTCCTCATCGTTAGATCCTTTCTGAACGTTCAAAAAGTCAACGTAATGCTTTAACGGAATTTCGTTTAATGAAGTAGGTACCTTTACTTGGATTTCCATATCTGTATAACTTATTTTTTTGTTAGTTGTTGCACGTGGTTATATGCTTGCCTTAGCATAGTCAAATGTACGCGCATTTTCTCAGGGTTGTTAAAGATTATTTTAATTCGTCTTCCTGTATGCTGGTGTATATACTGCTCTACCAAATAGCACATTGCTTCGGTGTAGTTCTCTGACATTAGCGAATGTTATAGTTACCGTAGTTTTTCTTTAAGCCGAGCGTTTCCATCTCGTGGTATCTAAGCGCATCAATGCCGTGATCCAATCCGACTGCAGGATTTCTACCTCTGTTGCCTGATCTGTCAACATCCCAGCAGTAGGCTCTAAGCTCTTTGATTAGGTTTGTACTTTGCTTGGTTACTAAATACTCCTGCTGCTGCATAACATCTATTCCGTAGTTAATTGAATCCTTACCTTTCGTGACGCCTTTAATCGTCTTTCCGTAGCGTTTAATATCGTCAATTGATTTCGGCTCTGAGCTATCCGCATAAATAACAACGCCGGACGGTAGTACCTTTGCTATGTCTGAATTTAGCATCCCTGTACGGTAAACAAGTTCGTTTACAATTCGCTTGCCGTTCCAATTATAAATCTCTATCGCTGCAGTTGGATCGTTAGTATATCCAAAGTCCAAACCTATACCTACCAATCTGGCATCTTCCGGCACCTTGTCAATCTCCTTCCAGTTCTCAAAGATTACGCCCTCAAGCATTCCGACTTCGCCTAAACCATAAACTCGCCACCAATTTGCCCAGTAGTTAGACGTTGTAGCTTTGTCACGATTCTTCTCAATTTGTGTGACAATACTCTGATCTAAAGCCTCGTTGTCTTTGTACGTTAATATTATGAAATCCGCATCAGGTTCGTGTTTTAGTTCCTTATGTACCCAGAACTCATTTGCTGGGTTGAAGTCTAAATAGATTTCGCGCTTAGTACGGATTGAAAGCTCATTGTAAGATTCAAACGTAATATTGTTACACTCGTTTATATACAGAACGTCGCGCCTTGCTCCTCTGAGCTTGCTTGAGTCATCTGCCGAAAAGAACTCAATGTAAGATCCGTTTTTAAACGTGTAGGTTAACAGGGATTTGTTGAACTGCGATTCTACATATCGGTTAGTCCAGCGCATAATTTTCAAGAAATCTTTAAGGGCCCCGCGACGCAAATGCGGTATTGATTCAGCAACTACGCTAATCTCTACGTTAGGTTGTTTAATTGCTCGGTCTATAAGTATTGGCAATATACCGAAGGTCTTGCCTGCTGAGGTTCCTCCCTGTATAATCTTTATCCGTTTTTTTAACGAAAGTATTTTGTTAATTGACGTCGTTCTCGTAAACATCCAATTTTTGTGTAAGGTATATATAATTAGCTTTCAAACCAAAATAACCAACAGGCACAAAATTTACTTCATACCCTTTATAATTTTTAATTCCGCAATCAAAGTTAGATGCTGCATAATAGTGCCATTCCTTGCTATTTGTTTCAAAGGCAGCTTTACTTATCATTTTCTGCAATATCTTCTTAAATCGTCTTTGTGACGTGCATTTAACCTTCATTGCTAACGTCTGGGAATAAAGGTTGTTCTATGTTTGTTTGTTCTATCTGTTGAAGCGGTGCGCCGTAACCGGAATCCATCAAAGCCTTATAGGCCGTTACGTCTCCTTCGCGAGCTTTTTTGATCAGAGCTAACGTCATTAGATCTTCTTGGCTCATCGTTTCCTGCTCGCCTGTTAAAGGGTTCTTTAAAGACTGATTAACTTCTAACCACCTGCGCGCTATTGTGCTGCGGTTCTTTGCGCCTTTTGGTCTGCCGTTTGGATTTCTTATCTCTCCTTTTTGTGCAGGTATTAAGTTTTCTTTGTTTGGCATTATCTTATTAATTACTAATTATTTTAATTCAAATGATGCGGTTATTTTATTTGAAATTGTTTTGCCCATTTTATTTTTATATCCTCTAATTCTGCCGTAATGATGACAATTCCATTTATCTGATATTTTCAATGCATTAATTAAACTTGGTGAAGTTGTATTAATTGTATACCTCCAATTATCATTTTTATAAATTTTACCAATTTCATTTAATAAACGAACACCTATTCCTACACCTTGATAATCAGGTAAAATAACTAATCTATGTACTCTTTTTTGACCTTTCATCCCGCTTGGTTGTGCTATTACACTAATAAATCCTGCTATCTCATCATTGACTGTTGCTATAAATACATTAGAAGCGTTGTTATGTGAATGGCTTAAATAGTGGTGCTTAGCAAACATTTTCCAGATGCTTTTATCTCCGTAATTGAATATTTCAAATTTGATATCTGGTCTATTTTTTTTTTGCCCTTCAAAACTTTGAAAGGTCATCGTATCGGTATTAAATACCCAATCAGGCAGTAGCCAATCCTGTACGTCAAAATGACAAGTAACTGCTATAAATTTTTTATCCGTCTTCCTGATCGCTTTCTGCATAGCAAAGGAACCAATCTGCGCTACGTTTCTATCTACTACGCTTGTGAACTCATCAAATACAAATAGTTCGTTTTTTTCTAATATAGCACGAGCTAAATCTACTCGCATCTTTTGTCCGTTACTAAGTACAGAATACGGTTTTAACCAACTCGGTGGACTTGAAAAACCTACTGAATTGAAAGCTGCAGTAATTTCTTCTACGCTACACTCTTTTGGCATATCGTCTAAAACAGTTTCAGCAGTATATTCATAAGAAGTTATGTAAGCATCTTCAAATAGTTGTTTAGCTATTGTAGTCTTTCCAGTTCCGCTTTTTCCTACGATTAAACCTACTTGCCACTGATCAGGTATAGCAATATCACCTTTGAAGTGTTCGACTACGTTTTCAGATTGTAAATCAAACTTACCAATAACAGAAGCTACCCTAAACGTTTTAGTTGGCTTTACTTCTTTTATAATGTCAAAAGTCGGCATTCGTAACCCTCCTCAATTAATTTATTATACGTGTTTTCTTGGTGTTCTTCATCCTTACAAATAACTTCAATACGGTAAAGATTATCAATAGTGCTGCTTAAATCCTTCAGTTCTAAATCCTCATCAGCATCTAACATAACAGGAAGGTCTAAACCCCATTCGTCAAGTTTTTCAGTGTCCCATTCGTTAGCTAACATATCCCAGTCCCACTCGCCAAATCCTACGTTATCTTTTACAATAAATTCGTCTTTCTGTTGCTCGGTTAGGTTATAGGCCTTAACAATATACACTTCTTTCAATCCAGCTTCTTTACAGGCCTTTAAACGCATATTGCCGCCTAACACAATGTTGTTCTCATCCACTACAATAGGACGTAGCTCCAACATCTGCGGAAACTCTTGTATTGATTTGACTAATTTACGGAACTTATCGTCTTTGATTAGTCGCGGGTTCTTTGGGTTACTTTTTACCTCTGTAATTTTTACTTTGTTGACTTGCATTTTCTGTTATTTGGTTTCTACAAATTGCTATCCTTTGATCAATGTTTGGGTACTCGCGCACCATTACCGGATCCATTATACATCTTTGTACAAATTCTCCTTCCTGTTCTTTTGGTAATCTTTTAGGTATTGGCATTAGATATTAAATTGGTGAGAATCTACTTTGTTGTAATAGTGGCTTGTTCCGTCTTTTGATCGGCGTATCATCTTAATTGTCAGCAACCTACCGCCTAACGGTTTGGCAGGCGCTCCGCGTTCAACATGCCAGCCATGGTCTCCGTCTCCGTATTCTTCTTTGTAAGTTCCGGTTAGCATCATGTGTAACGGCCTCTGCGCGCTTGAATATCCGCTTTTGGCGCTATGTTTAACCATTTCCCTTACATCGTTTCGCGCTGCATTTTCGTGAATGTGCCCCATTGTAAATACATCAAAGTCCTCGTACATTTCAATAGCTCGCGTTAGATTCAAGGCGCCTTTTGTAACTACGCCTCCACCCCCTGATCCATGGTAATATTTTACTTTGGTTGTTAAATTCGTGTTTGACAAACAGTTCCTAATAATCAACCAACCGCCGTATCCTCCTGTCATTACATTCGACTTGCATTTATAGTTAAGTAAATCAACAAATCGCATCAGCACGTCCGTTTCTTGGTACTTTATGATTCCGGTTTCGTGGTTTCCGTAGCCAATAACAGTCAAGATACTAGCGTAAGGCGCAAACCATTCGACGGCAGTTTCTACAACTGAATCCAAATAGCGCGCGTTGTTATGTTCTGGCCTGATGTCTGACTTGTTTCTACGGTTGTCTCCGCGCCCCTGCATTAGGCAAAAGGTATCTCCGTTTAAAAAAACTTTGATGTCGTGCTTCAAACAATAGTCCAGATGCTGTTTTAAGAGCTCCTGATCGCATTTAGGGTTGTCCCAGTGTATATCGCTTAGGAAAGCAATTTTAACGTCCTTAGAATCAAAATTTAACTCATGAACATTTCGGCTGTGTTTGATCAGCTTCATGCTTCGTAAGAGTTGTATACTTCTCTAATATCATTTATAATACCTACCCAGCAGCTTGAGCAAGTTGTAGGCGATTTTCTTTTATTAAATACGCGTTGGTATATTGAAAGAATTTCAGCCTGCTCTGTTGGCGTTAGGCTAAACTTTTTATTGATATCCATTTCGGTAAGGTAGTTATATTCGTCTTCCGTTAGGCAGTTAAAATACGGGAATCTTTGGTTTAATTTCTGCTTACGTTCCTCGCATCCGCAGTCATCTCCTGCGATAAATTTAACTACTGCTGCAATACCGGTTGCTTCTAATACATTCTCAACCGTATCGCCTAGTCCTTTTGCTTTTCTTGGTCTTGCCATTTTGTTTACTTTTTAAAGTTATCTATTAAATAAAAATTTAGTTCTGGAATCCTTGCCAGATCATCGTTAGTATCAACTAATTGAGCAGGCGCTAACGTTTCGTCTTTTACTACCTGAACGTGTTTAAGTTTATACTGATCAATCAGCTCATCGTTTCTACCTCCTGCAGATGCAGTCAATACCAAATTAGCAGGTATTTCGTTTATTCTGTTTACCCAATACTTTAGTGATTTTGTGTAAGCCCAAAATTCTACGTCTGGATTTTCATTTGCTATTTCAATCCACATATCAAAATAAGCCTGATTAAAGAAATCTCCTGCGGCATGAATCCTAACGGCTTTGCAATCTTTAGGCAACACAGGTTTGTTCGATTTTAGAACATACTCGTAATTAGCCCAACGGTGGTTTCTAACTGCAGGAAAACGCTCCGGCGATGCTGCATAACATCTGTAAGCATTTGATTTGTTTTCAAACTTACCGGTTTCTCTATCCACCTTTACCAAGCATTCCAAAGCAAAAGGGCAGGTATGTCCTGTTGGTAGGTTCCATTCATATACTGTGCCTGTGTAATATTTCGTGTTTTTTACAAACTTCATATCAGTTCAAAATCATTATTGTTATAATCTTCCCAATCTTCGCCTAAGGCCTCATTGAGTTTTTCTTTGCATTTCTTAATCGTGTAGAATATACTGCGCGTTCCTATCCCTACTTCTTTGCTTAACTTACGGAAGGAGTAACCTGTATCTCGGTAAAGCATAAAGATTTGCCTATCGTAATACTCCCAGCTTTTCATTTCTTCGCGTATCTTATCTTCAAAGCGTTCTAATGCTTCCCATTTTTCCGTGTTTTCCTGCGTTCTAACGGTGTTTTGTATACTATCGTATGCAATCGTATCGCTGGCTTCTTTTCGCGTTGTGTCGTAGAACATATTGCGAAGCGTTACCCACATCAAAGCGCGGTTTATTTGCCCATTTTCAAAATACTTTTGAGGATCGCCAATCTTCATTAATTTAATGTAGCACTCCTGAACTATGTCATCTGGGTAATCAGTACCGAAAGAACGCACAATGGCCACCCATTCGTTGTGATGAGCGGCCATTACCTGTATCCAATTATGTTTTGTTACTTCCAATCTAATTCAAAAATAACGTTTAAGACCATTAAACCAATACCTCCGGTGCTGATCAACAATCCAAAGCCAAAGTTATCGTCCAGATGTACCTTGGCTTTTAATTTAGTAGGTAGTTTCATATGTCTGCAATATTTGTTTGTAATTCTTTATTCGTTCGATGCTTCTGTTAACTGAATCCAAACGGTTGGCATATCTTTTATATAGCTCATCGGTAAGCCCCATCATTTTTAAAGCATTGATTGAGTACAAAATTACTTCCTTTCTTTGATTAAAACCGTTTAAATAAATATCTGTTGCATTAATAATCTGGTGTAGTTCCGTAAAATGTACTCCGTACTTATCATCAATTTTAGCAAACATATCGTCCAGATCAATAAACCGGCCTTTAGAATGACAATCCGAACAGGCAGTATCTTTCCAATCTTGGAAGTATGGTTCGTGATTTCCTGTAATTTCTTCCATGTAGCAGCCTTCTCCGTTACATGTTTCGCATTTTAAATAACTAATTGCAATCATTGTTTCGTGTTTTAATTGTTTGAACAAATATAATAATAATTTTAATTATACTAACTTTTTTAAAATATTTGCTAACCTCTGCAGGGTTGGTGTTGAAAGGTTCTTTCCTCTGACAAATAAATAAATGTTTGACTGGTAAAGTTTGTTCTCTACGCAAAACGATGTCAGGCTCCTTCCGGATACTTCTAAGTGCTTAATAAGGGCAGCGCGAACAATATCCGCGCTACTCCCAATTATTTCTAGTTCTCTGTTCATATTAAAAAGGCAGATCGTTATCAATACTATCTCCAATTGGCGCACGTTCAACTGGCGCTACATACGGCTCGCTAAATGCTGCTGAGAAGAAACTTCCGTTTTTACCTTGCTTAACCCAAAGAGCTACCTCCATTTCTTTGCCGTTTACGTTTACCTTTCCTTTGTAGTCAGGTTGTTTCTCATTCGTCTTTTTGTCGTTCTTAAAGATTGCTCCTGTGTTTGTTTTGTTTTCCATTATGTTGGGTTTATATGTTACTGATAAATGCGATAATTAATGTAATGCTGATTACGGTAATAAGTATCATTGTACCTATTGCTGCGTAATATTCTCGTTCTTCGTTTCTTTTTCTCATAATATAAAAATTAAATATCCAATTGAGATTCCTGCTAAAAGATGCAGTAGTCGGTAGTAGTCCTCTTGGTTCATTGTTCGTCGTTTACTATTTCTAATGTTCCATCGAATGAGTAGCCCGTTAGCTTGAGCAACTTATCCAAGTGATAAACCAAGTCCTCAAGAGTTACATCCTCGTGTTCGAACTCGTAGCTGGATTTGTGTCCGTAGTGCGTTATTTCTATTTTCATTGTTCTTGTTGTTTAAGTAATTGAGTTAACAAATTTTTTCGCCTCTTCCAAAGTATCAAATTCATCTTGTGTGTACTGAAAGAAATCACCTCCAAACATAGGCGTTACAAATACTACATACTTTTTGTTAGGAGTTAGCCTTACTTCTGCGTAGGTTTCCATACCTAAATCTTGTTCATATATTACCTTCATTGTTCTTGTTGTTTACATTTTGGTTTAACTTATGTGGCAATTTTTACCCCTTATACTTGTCCATATTGCTCAACTCAATTAAAGCTGCTTTTTGCTTCGCTTTGTATTCGTCTTTTAGTCGTTCCAAGTAAAGTACAAAGTCCATTGCTTCTTCCTGTGCGTGTGTAAGCCATTCTAAGGTGCTTAGGTCGCTTCTTTCTAGCGTGGTGTTGTACTTCTTTATTCCGACTTGTGAACGTTCAGCAAAACGGCTTAAAACGCGTAATACTATTTTATCTTCTATTTGCTGATTCATATTAATTAAATTGCGAAAGTTCGTCTCTAAATACTAATTCGTCAACTTCTTGAATTAACACCAAATCCTGATTGCTGTAATTGATTATGTAATGTACGCGCATTTCCTGCAGCATGTCTTTTATGCGTTCTTCTAACAGCTCAAAATTGTCATCGTGAATATTTATTATAGCTATAAAATACCGGTTTACTTTCTTTCTCATTGGTTCATTAGTTGGTTGTATAGTACACATCCTATTTGTATTTTTTCTTTAGCGCGTTCAATATCCTGCTCATTGTAATCTACATAAAATAGCTTTACACGTTCGTCTTTTGGTATGTGATCAAAATTGTGCTGGGCTTCTACGTATGCGCGTATCTCGTCGCTTTCTCCAATTACGTTCTGCTTCCAATGCTCGCGGCGTATCTCATCTTCCAGAATCAAATAAGGTGTATTGATCAGACAGTAAGCTACAACTGCTCGGCGTTTGCCAGTCATCCACATATAGGCCTGCATCTGCCAATAGTAGTCGGAATTTGGTAGCTCATCTTCAAAGAAAGGAAACGTAGCCGCAGACCAACTAACCTTTGTGTCAATTATTAGATCTTCTGTAATTACATCTGGAGTTCCTTTGATATAATCGTTAGAAAACTTTTCTTCGTTTTTTAATACGAATCCTAAATCCATTACCTCAGAAACTAATTGTATTGCCTCATCTTCTGTTTGGTTGCCTTTGTCCGTATATCTGGAATTGAACTCTTTGTAAATTCCGTACTTATCCTGCAACACTACTTCCTTAATGTAGCTTTTTGTAGTTTGAGAAAGCAGCTCCCCTTTTGATCGGGGAGTAGCCATCATTTTTGCTAGTGCGCTTGCTCTTACTTTCATTAGTAACGTAGGCTTATTTTGTTTCTACTTTTGTAATTATAGATATCTTCAATCAGCGTCTTATACTGATCTCTATTAGCGCAGTCAACTAACGCAGTAGGTTGCAATCTTACTTTATGCATAAACTCGCTAAAATCAAACAATTCGTGTTTAAATAGCATTGCCATAGTACCTACAAATCCTGATCTATTATATCCAGAGTAATAAGGTTTTAACATTCTAAGTTTATTTGCCCATTCCTGCGCTATTTCTAAATCTTTACATTTCCAGTAACCATTTTCAAAAGGTTTCTGCCCGTTGTTAGTTGTACCGCTATTTACTGAATTGTTAGAACAAAGAGCAATGCAGTCATTTAAACCAAAGTCATCATTTTTTTCAGTAAACTTTTTAATCATAATATAATCTTTGATTCCGATGCTTGCGTAGCCTTCCATAAAGTCCTTTTTAGTCCAGTTCTTTTGGTTTAGGTTTAACGTATGAACGTCATCTAATTTATATCCGCTTACGATAATGTAGTAAACAAAACTTTCAGTTTCTTTAGCAGCAAGTAGTCTGTGCTGCCCATCAATTACCTCCATATTCTCGTTAACTAAAATAGGATTGCATTTCATTCCGTAAACGCGTATGCTATCAGATAGCCTTTTGACGTGTTGCAGGTTTGGTACTCGGTTACCTTCAATTTGTTTAAACATTGAAAGATCCGTTGTTTTGTAAACTTTGTTTACTTCTGTTTGCGCTTGACGAACTCGGTTAGACATTGGCGCGGTTGCTGTGTTAAACATTTTATTTTGATTTTAATTGTTACGTGTTATAGTGAATTTAGAATTTCAATCTGCTCAGCAGTTAGGCTAAAATGCTTCTCTAAGTTAGCTCTGTTGAACATTCCGGTTCCGATTGCTTTAACGGCTTCCTGAAATCGCTTAGAATCAATAGCAGGTAGTTTCTTTTCGCTTTTTACTTGCTCGCCTGATCCGTCTGTATCTTTGTCCGTTACCAAACCAAGCGCAGCGCTCAACGCATAACGGCGGTAGTAAGTTACCCCAGAGCCAAAGCCTTGGTAATCATTCATACCTTTAAGCTGAACATAAGGAATTAAAACGCTGCTTGTTAGGTTCTCGCCTGTTTCTGCGTGGTATACAATAGTTTTAATGTAGTTGGCGCCTTCAATAGTTTCAATCAACTGCGTAAATCCTAGTCCGTGTTTAGCTAATAACGGATTGATTTTTTCAAAGATAGCCGGAAGATCAGCGTAAGAATAGCCGAAGCCCTGAGTAGCTTTGTGAATTACAGGTACTTCTTGTTGGAAGGCTGCTAAATGTTTAAATAGATTTTTCATTGCATTTTTGTTTTTAGGGTTATTTATTAAATTTATGATATTCAACTGATTCAATTAGTAATAGCCACTCTTGGTTTAATTCTTTAGATATACACCAAAGGTTTAATCCTTTTTCCTTCACCTCATCAATTAACGGGGTTAGGTACTTAATACGGTCATTCACTCTTTTTTTCCAATACTCGTACTGGTCTCCGCCAGTTACTTTTACTCTTTCTCCTGTATGCAGAATCATATCCATTCTTTCAAATATGTATTCGTCAAATTGCATTCGTTCTATTGTTTTGCATTTATGATTTTTACTTGGGTGCGCTTGTTTACTTGTATAAACGGTTTCATAATTACAATTATTGCACTTCCAAAAATGTGTTGTCCATCCCATAGCGTCGTTTTTAAATGGGCTATTAAAGCCCCATTGCGTCCTTGAATGATTGTCTTGCTATTTGCCTTGCTTGTTCAGGAGTAGCTCCAAATTCTACGAGCATTTTTACCGCTTGAGTGTAAAGCGTTTCAAGTTCTTTTCTTGTTTTTCCTGTTGTTGTTTCAATCGTTTGCATATTGTTTTGTTTAAATGTTTCAACAAATATAATATATTTTTTTAATATAAAACAAGTCCGAATAAAATATTTCACATTTTTTTTATTTTTTCCTTGTAAACTGCGATCAGGTTGCGTAGTTCTTCCTTACTCCATCGTTTTTCTAAATGCGCGCGACCTTGCAATTCAATCAATCTTTGCGCTCCTATTCGTTTTTCTATGCCGATTTGGTAATTGAGCAGGTTGCCTGATAAATAAGTATTGCAGTGTTCGCATTGTAAATGGCAGTTATCTTCATCAAACCTAACGTTTGAGTGTCCGCCTTGGCTATAATAGTGCCCGCAATTTTCTTTTTTAGCTGGTTTATCGCAGCTTATACAATTCCTGCCCTGATCGCGTATCCTGATATATTTATTAAATACAATCTGAGCAGCTTTTAAAACGTCTTGCGTTGTTTCCAAATCTGATTGCATTTTCTTCTTCGTCTTTTTCCAGCTGTGATCTTTTGCCTCAGATACCCAAACGGAAACGCATTCCGGATTCAAACAAAACTTTTGGTTGAAGCGTACAGGCTCAAACTTCTCTTTGCAGTTTTTACATCTGGGCATTTTTTGCGTTTTTAAATAATTTTTCTCTTTGTTCTTTAGCATACTTTTCCCAATATTCTTTACATAAAGTAACTTTAAATGCCATAGGTTTTGTATTTTCAAAATCTTCTATATTGAAAGTTTGTTCACCTATTGTTACGCTTACTATGCCTCCTATTTTTTTCATAGTTCAATGTTTTTAAATTTTAATTCGTTTTTTAGTTCGTCGTAAGCTACCCTTAGTTGCGCGTTGCGTTTGGCTAGCTGGTTAAGTTCGCGGTTCAAACTTATTATTTCGTTTTGCATTTCGATTAAAACAAGTTCGGTTTTTAGTAGCATTTCTTCGCTGTCCTTACCTCCGTTAATATAGTCCTTTGCTTCTGGCTTATCCTTTTCGAGTTTTAACCTTACGTTTTTTATTCGTTCACGTACTACCCAAATTGTGTTCTTAGCCCATAGCATTTTTAAATCTAGTTCCATTTTAAAAAGGGTTTTGTGTTGCTAATCTACGGAGCTTTTCCGAAGTGGTTTCTATTCCGTCTTTTGGTATTTGTATTTTCTTTTGCGATTCCGGTTTATATGTTTTGCCGCGATCAGCATAAACGCGATTACCTTTAAAATCTAGCATATAATATTGGTATCGTTCTATATCTAGAAATAATTTATAAATTCCGTTTTTTGATACGCCTTTCGGTTTACTTTTGGCTACCTTCAAATGTACTTCGTTTTTTTCTGCTCCAGTGCCGTCTGCATCAGGAAGGCCATACGGCGGTCTCCAAGGTATCAATACGCTCAGACCTTTTCTAAACCATACCTGACCGCCTGCGAAATCTCTAGCGCTTGGCATTGGGAAATAACTTATGTCGGTTCCTGCTATTGTTTTAGCGCTTACCATTGGTTGATCCCTAACGTGATTAATAACGCAGTTATGCCGGCCTGTTTTACGCGCGTTCTTGCGAACTAAACCTAAAATCCTGCTCAGGTATTTATCTTCGCGGCCAAGATCAGAAGGTAAAAATTCTTCCGTTAATTCGTTCCAAGGATCTATTGTAGTGGTATGTATTCTGATTCCTTCTTTCTTTTCTATCTGATCAACTAATTCATAAAATTTAGTAATAGTCAAATCCTCATCAATCGGATCAATTACAATAAAGTGTTCGTTTACAAACATCTCAGCGCTTATTTGCTCGCCGTTAGTCATTGAGTTTTTACCTTGAACGTATGGCTTCCCTATGTACTTATAACAAAGCTCTGCGAATATCTCTGCGCTGCTTCCGGTCTCAGGCGAAAATACTACGTGATTCCAACCGTGCAAACAGGATAGGTTTATAAGAAATTCAAACCAAAGTTCCGTCTTTCCAGATGCTGGCGCTGCGCCTATGTAAGTTGTAGCTCCTTCTTTGATTGTAAACGGAAGCATATCCCAATCCCAACCGATTGATTTACCTTTGACATCTGCCTGTTGACGTACGGCAAACATTTCGGCATTTAGGTCTTTAAGTCGTTTGTACATTAGTCGATAATTGTTGTAGGTGCGTTAAACTTTGGTTTGTTACGTTCCTGTACGTTTTTATTCCAAGTTGCTAATCTACGCTCAATTCCCCAAGCCCGCTCCATTTCGAATCTCATTTTTTTACCTTTAGGGCTGTGTTCAGTCCAATAAGCATAAAACTCATTCAGTAGATCTTTACCATAAAGTTCTAAAAAAGGTTTTAATGTATCAGCAAATTTTAATTTGCGATCATCTATAGTATATTCTTCTTTCTCTTTCTCTTTCTCTTTCTCTTTTACTTGTACCGAAGGGCCTTGCGTACCCCCTTGTCTAGGGTCTTGCAAAGGGGTTTTAGTTTTATCCTCAAAGCCTTTAACCTGAGCATCTATAGCGTGTTTTTGGCTTATGTATGCAAACTTTGCCATACCACTTAACTCACTTTCTTTTCCTGTAAACTGACGCAACATCACTGCGTCATAAAACGCAAGGCGATCCTTGTCATTTAGTTCCATAGCTACCTCCCAATAGCTTCTATAAAATTTAACTGCTTTTCTTTCACTCATCTTACTGCCTTAAAATAAAAAAGCCCTTTTAGTTTTCCCGAGGCAGCGGTACTCACCAAAAGAGCTTTCAATAATGTTTTGTGTGGCCTGCCCGCCGAGAACAAATATAATAATTATTCTTCTAATAATTTATCAAAAGTAAAATTTTCTTTTACCCATTGTCTAAATGCGCGCTGGATATCTACCTGCTGCTCCATTGCTCTAGGATCTGAATTGTTAATGATCAACCTGTCCGTCTTTTGGATCTCCTCCAGAAACATTGAGGCCTTGCGTTTAATATTATGCTTAAATACGTTAGCATCGTTTAAATCTTCTATATAATCGCCTAACACCGGAAGTATGGCGGTTAGTACAATTAGCTTTTCTAAATTGCGTTTTACCGCTTCTGAGTATTCTTCTTGGTTCATAGGTTATTTATTTCTTGTTTTACTTCTCTATAATATTCTGTAACATTTCTATTTTGCCAATGGTGCTCATCTAAAGCCTCAATTATCTGATCAACTGCAATCAATGCGAGTTCGTTAGCAATATGACTTATTATATAAACACCATTCATAGGGTATTTCATTTTATCTACCAGCTCTATTGCTTTTTCTTTCGGTGTCATAGTTGTTCTATTTCTTGTTTTACTTGTTTCCAATGTTCTATACCTACTTGGTTATTTCCCCAGCATAGATTTTGAACTGTCTCAACTGCAATCAATGCGCATTGTTTAGCGCGGTATTCGCTATCGAAAGCAACTTCTGTCACTTGGTCCCATTCAACCGTATGCTCCATAAACATATCTACTAGGTATATTGCTCTTTCTTTTGGTGTCATAGTTGTTCTGTTTGTTGTTTGTAATGTTCATAAGCTCCTTTATTCATATATTCTTTAATCTTATTCAAGGAATACAGCGAAGTTGCGCATAGTACGTCTTTATACAAATCTCGTTTAATTATTTCCTCATCGAATTTAATGCGATCAAAAAACTGCTTGGTTTCCTGAATCGTATCTAAGTAGATTTTATCTTTCTTTAAATCGTGATGAGCCTTTATAGAATTAAGAACCGTTGCGTGATGCCTGTTCATTAAATTACCTATTTCATATAACTTGAACCTGCTGTATCTTTTCAACCGGTAACAAATATAATGCCTCTTGTACCTTAATACCTGCTCACGGCTGGGAGTATTCAATCCCTCCAACTCAATATACTGTTTTACTTTTTCTAAAATCATTTTCCAAATTTGTCGTTATAAACGTGGTTTGAATACTTAGCGTAAGATTTAGGCAATTCGTAGTTTGGTTTAACGTACGTTTGAGTATCTCGCGTTTTAACATCAGAGCGATAAGGAGTAGCCGTCGAAGCTAAGTATATTAAAAACATAGCTCCTAAAATAAAAATTACTCCGCTGCCTAAAATTTGCTTCTCGTCCGTGTTTAAATCCTTAAACAAAAACGAATACTTTTTAATTGTTTTCATCTTCTTCTAAATCTAAAATGTTATCTAATAATGAACTTACTGCGCTCCATTCAGCGCCGCAACGGATTGTTGCTTTATCCTCATGGCCATAATGCTCACGAGAATAAATGTAATCAGAATAAAGCTCGCGCTCTTTGTCTTTGATTAGGTCTAATAATTGTTCTTTGCTCATGTTAATTGTTTAAATTTTTCGACAAAAATAATATAACTTTTTGAATTAACAATAGTTTTCAACAAATTTTTTTAAATTTTTTTATGATCAGCAAGGTTTTACCCTTATTTTATTACAAAATAGCCGCATTTTTACCCTTACTTTGTTACAAAACGTACCCGAAAAGGTGTAATATATTGTGATTTTAGTCGGAATATACCCGATTAGGTATACTATATTCAACAAAAAAGGGCTACCGCGTTCATCTGGCAACCCTTTTTCTAACACTAAAACAATTATGCGCTACAAATATATGCAATTAATTTAACTGATTACAATTTTTTCAGCATTTCTATCATTCGTGGGCATGGGTAAATATCCGATTTATCTTTTCGCACTGAGTTATGCGTATAAATACCCGGAGTTCCTTTAAAGGCTTCTTTGTCTAAAGCAAAGATTTCAGATCTGTATTCACTAGGAATTTTGTAAGTTTCGCAAAGATAAACCAATAGCTGGCGCGTGCTTTCAATTTGAGCGTCCGTATATTTATACCAATGCTTAAAGCCTTTGTAAGGCTGATCTAAAGTAGTTACCATTGATTCCGGAACTCTAGTTCCAACGTAGTTGTAAAATTTTCCGTCTTTTTCTTTCAGGTAACCCCAGTTACAAACTTCAATGCCAACAGAGCTTTTGTTTAAGTTGGTGTAAGGAACATTTTGAGCTTTGAATTCTTTCTGGTCAATCCCCAAATGCCAAGCCCAATGCTTGGAACTGAAGCACTGCACAATCAATCCATCTTGACCAACTACAAATGCCGTTGCTATGCGTTCGCTAGTTCCGTTCCAATACCTACTAACTGCCTCAGCGTTTCCGCTTCCTGCTGTATGGTGCAAATAAATTTGAGTTTTATCGGATTCCTCTGCAAAGAACTGAGTTTCCTTTAGCCGAGCTTGTTTAATTTTGGATACATCTAATTTCATTTTAGACATTTTTTAGACATTAATAAACCCCTGCAACAGTATCACAGGGGGATTCTTGGCGTTCGTATAGCGAGCAGTCAAGTGGAGTTATTTTAATTCGTTTAGCCCTAAATATTTACTGAGCTTAAAGAAAATCAGGATCAGCAGCAATAAGAATAAACTAACGGCTGTAAACTTCATTGTATCGGTAAATGTTTTTCCTTTATTTACTCGCTGGTTCTTTAAATCCGTTTCTTGCTTGTTTTTATGCGTTCTAAGCGCGTTTTGCAGTGAATCTGAATAGATAGTTCGGATATGCTTTAAACTGTCGTTAAAACGCTTTAAATCGAATCTTTCAATATATCGCGGTTTTGGTACGTATTCCGTTCTAATCTGGATCAGCGTATCTTTTTGCGTTACGTACTTTTCCCATACTATAGAATCATGAACAATAACCGGAAAGGAATCTACTGTATTAATTCTAATCGTGTCGTATACCGCTGGCTTATATCCTTTTTTGATTGCTTTATTTAGATGGTAATTCATTGAGCAGCCTGTCGCAATTATAGTAGATATAAGCGACAAAATGAATATCCTTTTCATTTTAATTCGTCTACCTGTTCCTTAGAACGTTTTACAAAGCGCATAAATTTCTCCCAAACATTAACGCCAGTTACAGAATGGTAGTTTTCATTAATGCTTTTAACTTCCGTGAATACGCAGAAAGCCGTAAAGGCTTTAGTCATAAGTAAATCAACCGAAATAAAGTAGGCTAATAAATCAGCTAGGACGAATTTTTCTAGCAGGAAGATAAATACTATCGCTCCGCTATACAAAAGGCTTTTAGAAATCGTATTAGAAAGCCTGCGAGAGCGTATTGAAGCCCATCCGTTTTTCTTTACGCTTCTCCAAATGCCAAATGACATATCCAAAATGATAGTAGCAACTGCCATTAAAACCATAGGCTTAACTGGAGCAAGAATTGCAAACAACGAAAAGGCGAATAAAAGCGATTTAGTTTTCATTAGAACGGACTTGGTGATGGTTTCGGTTTGTATTCAATCAACTCAAGGTCTTTCACCCACAACGTCTCAGGATTGGTCGTGTAAAGCATCTCCTCTACTGAGATGACCCAATTTTCGTCTATGTCTTGAATAGGGTTGTAGATAGAATCAGCAGAGTAGTAAACTCCGACTAATTCGTCTTTTTGCACCTCAGTCAATAGTCCGACTAATGTTGTGATGTCTTCGGTTGTTATGTCTGCTAGTTTCATTATACTTGTCTTGAAAGTGCGGTTTGGTATGCTTGAACTCGGGTGTATAGGTTAGCTGCTTCGGTGTCTGTTAGGCCGTCGCCGATGCTTGAGAATGCGGTTTGATATGAATTGTAAAAACCTTGTGAAACTCCATCTTCATTTCTTGCCCCAATATATACACTTGAATTTGGCATTGCAGTTATTGAAGTAGTATTAGAGGCAATATTTGATGTGTTTTTAAATACTTTAAACGCATTAGTTGCAATTCGTGTTGCAGTAAATAAACCTTGAGTATTAGTTGCTGTATATGTAGCAGTTGATGTAGCTTGACCGATGCAACCATTTGCTACAGTGTAGTTGTGTTGAAATAAAGTTGAATTATTAACAGTATAACTTCCATCTAATTTGAAATTAACCAAATCATTTGTGCGGTTATATTTAGAGAAGTGAGCAGAACTTGTAGATAAAGACGAACTAGGCACAAGTTTCGTATCAGCATATCCATTAGTTCCATTAGGAGTAGCACCATTACTTGAATGCGTCCATCCTCCGTTGAATACTAATCTGAAAGCTGCATCTAAATCACGAGGGTCTTTAAGGTTGTATTTGTGAGTTGATGCAGTTCCACCAACAAACGGATAGATGGCTTTCATTTTAGTCCAAATTCCGTCAGTCTTCATGCCTTCAACCAAAGTGTTGATTGCGTTAATCTGAATAGGGTCAGTTATAGCAGCAGCAGTAATGAACGCCTGAGCGTCTGCATCAATACCTACAATGTCAGTAGCGCCTGCCCAAGATTTAGCGTGAGAATCACCCCAAGCAATTGCGTTGTTTGCGCCTTGACCCCAACCTATTGCGTTGTTCGCTGCGCCATCTCCCCATCCGTTGCTATTTGCCATCTTTTATAAGTTTAGTTAGAAAAACACGGAGTTTCTCAATGTTTTCTTCTTTTGGTTTGTAAGTTCCTACCTTAGTTCGTGTTTTCATATGTACCACCCGGTGTAATTATTTGCTGTATCAGGGTACATATCCCCGTTAGAGTTTGTAGTGTACTCAGGAAACAAGTCATTTCTAAATACAATGTAATCAATGAAACGCTCCGTGTAGTGCTGCGCAATCTGACGTTCTTTCTCAATCAAGAAATCTACTTCGTTTTTCTCTACGTTTTCAGAGTTCTCAGACGAATGTTTATAGACACCTTTGTTAGCGATTGTGTAAGCTGCGAAAGGTAAGTATTCAACCATCGCCCAATGAATCAGCATAGGCTTTACATACGTCTCAACTAAGTTTTCGTAGTTACCGGTAAGCGTACCTGCGATAATATCAGCCTGTATCTTCTGAAGTAACTTAGTGCCTAAGTAGTTTTGAATGTGAATGTCCTGAGCGATTTTAATGAACTGAATGAACTTGTCAGTATCTACGTTGCCATTCACCGCAGTAAACCTCACCAAATCGTCTCGTGTTATAAGTAGTGCAGTTGCCATTATTAATCGTTTTTAGGTAAGTAACCTCTCGTTGGTGTGTCAATAGGACGTGTAGAAACCAAAGCCTCATTCTTGACAACGTAGCCTAATTTCTCAGCTTTACGGACTGCCACTTGCTTTAATTCTTTGCTACCTATGTTCAATGCCTTACCTGAGAAAGTTGCATAGACTTGTTTGTTCCATCTATGGTGACAATTTGCACCGCCTTTGTACAACCAAATGTCATAAGTAGCAGCGCCTCTAGGACCAAATCCTGCGTTCACTTGTTGACTGCTCATTTTTTGGATATCCTCTTTGCGATAGATTTTTTTTGCTTCTATCATCTCAGTACAAAAGTCTCTAGCCTTTCCACTCTTACCACCGGTCTCACCTTGATAAACATAGCGAGTAATAAACTTGATTCCGTCAATTACCTTATCTTGTCGTGATGTGATGTTAGGACGTGCATCGCCTGTGCTTACAAGCTCAACTAACTTTGAAAATAAGCTCTTTTTAAGGTCTTTAGAGAGCATTTCATTCTCCGAATCGTCCAAGTCATAGTCTACAGGTGCTTCGTCTATTAGAAGCCAATTAGCTTCAGGCTCTTCACCGAGTTCAATCAACGCTTTTGCAACGTCTTTACTCAGGTGATTGTGTTTGCTTAGTTCAGTTCCTGTTTCTTCAGCTACTTGTTCTTGGTTTTGAGCGTTTTCTAAATCCGTAAATTCAAGCGGTTTAAGCGTCTTAAAGAATAAATTGAGGGATATGCCGTTGTAAGACAAAATAGTGTCTAAGGCTTCAAGTATTTCGTCCTGAAGCGGTTTAATTACCATGTTGTTAAACAAGATAAACGAGTTTTGAAGCTCATCAGCGTTAGAACTAAATCCGTTAGCGCCTGCAATACCAAAAAGTAGCGGTGATGTAACGTTGTGGCCTAGCATGATTTTACGCATACACTCCTCACTTAAATATGTGTAGTGTTCAGGAGCATCGTTTAAAGGTAAATCGTCTACTGTAGTTTTCGTGTCCATGTTGTCATTGAACGCTACGATTACTTTCTGACCTTTAGAGCCTGTCAGCTTGCTTAAAACCTTGTTTGTGATGATAGATTGCTGCTCCTCAGTAGGCACTCCGTTGTTGAAGTTGACTACCTTAGTTCCTGAGAATCCGTTTTGAACCTCATTAATCAAGTAATCAGCAATTTCCTCTTCCAATAGTGCGTAAGGAACTGCACCTTGATAGTCAGGGTAAGCGTAATACTTCATACCAACTGCGTAAGGCTTTGAGAATAGAATCTCAATCTTATCTTTAGAATATCCGTAAGCAGGGATTCTTACAGGTGGATATTTCTTTACATCAGTCCAATCATCCGAATAGTAGTAGGCTTCAATTTCTCCGTCTTTATTGCATTTCTCAGCACGCAATAAGTTCACCGGCATATGAAAAGCCTTTAGGATTCTATCGTGCTTGTCGTTGTAGTGTACTTGTATAGCAAACTGACCAAGCATCTTGCGGTCAATAGCAATCTTGCGTAAACATTCTTTTGAGAACATAGCCATAGCTTGAGCGTACTCATTAGGCTTACGAGAAGCATCTACTGCAGACAAACCACGTCCGTAAATTAAACGTGTAATGTTGTTGATGATTGCATTGTTGGTGGTGCTGTTCGTGTATCTATCCAATAGGAATTGGTAGTAATTGTTGTCTTCTCCGTAATCTACCCAAGCATCACGTTTGCTCTCCTGAATAACAGGAGTAGTGTAAGCCGATAGATTTAAGACGTGTACGTTGTTACTCATAAACTATGAACGTATTTGTGGTGGTGTTAGATGTATACTCTCCGTTGTTTACGGAAAATGAAACGATGTTTTGGTCAGTACAAAAGATTCTATCCTTGTAAACGATGTCCGTGTTTTTGTACAATACCAAGTCATAAAAATGACCTTCAATTAAATCAAATTCTGCGGTGATTGTGTTAACGTAGTTTCCTGACGTTTGTGATGTGATAGCTATTGTAGCCGGTACGTTTGTTTGGTCATCAGTCAAAACCATTGAGGTAGGTGTATCTCTCGGGATAAAAGAAAACGTCTGAGCTGATGTAGATGTGGTTAGTACAATCATATTAAATTAACTAACAGCAATGTATTTTGTTTTAAAAGCAAAAAGGGCAGCCAAAGCCACCCTTCTCACACGCTATGAAGAAAACGATTAAGCAGTTACAATAGTAGTTGTTGCACCAAAGACATCACCTGCTGAACCTGTAAGACCTGCCTCAGATGTGCAGTCAAGAAGATTAGCAAGCAAAGTTTCTTGAGCTACGAAAGTCAAAGTGTAACCATTAAGGTCGCCCATTGCAGTACCATTTGACACGTTTGCAGTAGTCAACTCGGCACCATGCTCGAGACCCATAAGGAAGAATTGGTTGTTGCGGTTGCGAACTACAATTTGTGGACGTCCGTAAGCTAACAATTTAACCGACTTGTGTGTAGTAGCATCTTGCTTTTTCAAAGTCATTGTTAAAGTTTGCTCAACGAATGTAGTTCCGTTCTCACGGGAAGAGGTTACAACTTGCTCAAAAGAGTTTGTTCCTTTGAGTTCGTATTTGTATAGGGAAGTTACGTTGGCGATAGTGTCGATAGTATCAGTACCGGCTACATAGGCAACGTCTACTTCAGGGTTAAAGTCACCATAGTTAATGAAGTATACCGTTTCAATACCACCAACGGCATCTTTACATACTTCTAAGCGACCATTTGCTAAATCACAAGACATATTTTTAGATTTTAAATGTTATAAAAAAGGGAGGAGCGTATACCCCTCCCCGATTATTT